AAAGCGCCAAGGCTCAAGTAGATGCCACCAACCTTGCTGCTCAGCAGGGCAACTATCTCACCCCCAACTATCAGATTGCGGGGATGACCCAAAACCAACAAGATGCTATTGCTGCCGGTCAGCAAGGCATCGGCGCATACCAGCCTTACATGACCAACGCTACGCAGCAGTTGGTCGGGGGGCAGCAGACCACCGGTAATGCTGTTGACGTTTTGCGCGGAGCGGACACACGCAACCAATTTGGAGCAGCGCAAGGTTTGCAAGGGCTCGCGGCTCAAGGAACTTTGGGTGCGGCACAGCCTATTGGACAAGCGCAGATTTCCCAGTACATGAATCCGTTCATGAATTTGGCGTTGCAGAACCAGTTGGGCGAGATGAATCGCCAAGCCCAGATCCAAGGTCAGGGATTGCAGGCGCAAGCGGTGAAGTCTGGTGCTTTTGGCGGCGCGCGTGAAGGCATTCAGCGCGCTGAATTGGGCCGTAATTTGGCTCAGACACAGAATCAAGCGATTGCCAACGCAATGCAACAAGGCTACGGCCAAGCGTTAAGTACTGCACAACAGCAGCAGCAAGCGCAGATGGCGGGGTACAACCAATTAGCAAATATTGGTCAAGGCATCGGATCATTGGCCACGGGCCAGTTTGGTATTGGCGCGCAAATGGCGCAAGGTTTGGGTTCCTTGGGCGCACAGCAAGCCAACATGGGTACGCAAGCTGCAGCTTTAGGCCAAGCCGCTCAAGGCATGGGTCAACAGGACGTCAACTTCTTGTACAACTTGGGCTCTATGCAACAGAAGCAGTCCCAAGCAGAACTCGATGCTGCTCGTCAGAACCAGTTGCAGCGCAATATGCAGCCATATCAGCAGTTGGGCTTCTTGTCTGATATCTACAAAGGTGCGCCATCTACACAGATGGGCGTAACAACCGCTGCCACCCCAACTCCAAGCCCCTTCCAGCAGATCGCTGGTTTGGGCACAGGTATTTTGTCTACAGCAGCGGCAGCAAAGACCGCTGGTGGACTGTTTTAAGGACGCATCATGAAGAATGAGATTTTGAAGCGTGCCATGTTTGCGATGCCTCTGTCAAAGGAGTCACGTAACAGCGGCATCATGGCTGGGTTTGAAGACGAAATGCCCGAAGAGATGCCTGAAGAGCCAGAAAATGACATGCCTCAGATGGCCCGCACGCCTCAAAATCCTGAGATCTTGATGAACACCTTGCGCGGTGACATGCGTTCTGTTGACGCACGTGTGCAAGAGTTGGCTCAAATGGTTGGCGAAGAAGCCGCCATGGAAACACCTCCTGAAGTTCTTGCCTTGTTGCAAGCACAACTGGCTGCCCCACAAGGCGGTATTGGCGCGTTGCCACAGGCTCCGCAGATGGCTCCCCCTCCTGAAGGAGGCATGCCTCCACAGGGTGGTATTCCTATGCCGCAAGGCATGGAGGGCGCCGGCCCTTTTCCGCAGGGCGGGGCTGAGCAGGCTCCGCCCACTCCTGATGGCTTGCCTCCAATGCATGCTTTTGGTGGCGCGTTGGTCACACCTTTCAGACGTGCTGCGGAGATCATGGGCGACAAGGCCGCTCAGTATGGCCCCGCCTTGAACCAATACTTGGGCAATTTGACCATGCGCGCTCAGCCAACAATTCAGCGCGTGACGGGTGGTAATCCTGCGATGCCTTTGTCTGTGCAAGGCCGCGAGACTTTGGTTGAAGGCCCTGCCGGTACGATTGCTGAAGGTGTGGGTACAAAGCTTGCCCCTTACACAACGATGGGTCCTTTGATGACCCCTACGTTTACTGAAGGCTTGAGAATGGGTGTGCAGCGTGCTGCACAAGAATACCCACGTGTGGCAGAGACTTTGTCACGTGTGGCCCCGGGCATCGGGATGTTGGCTGCAGTGCCTTTTATGAAGGGCGCATCTAACGAAAACATGACCCCTGAGCAGCAGGCGGCATACGACGACAAGATGGCACAACTTGCGGCAATCGACAGGATGCCTTCGCCCTCCCGTACTCAACAAGAGGCACCTCCTCCTCCTGCAGCCACTACTGGCAAGGAAAAGCCCGCATTCAATCCGATGGAGATGGCTCCTGTTAGCCCTACGGAGTTTGCAACACAGGCAGAGCTTGATGCCCAAGGCCCCGCTAAGACTACGCAAGATTTCATCAAGACTGCGCTGAAAGAGAAGACCCGCGCAGAACGGACCAAGGAAGGCTACGCTGAGTTGGCTCCTTTGTTCCAAGAAATCTTGGGCAGTGACAAGGAAGACATGAAGACGAATGCGCTTTTGATGTTGGCAGATGCCGGCTTCAAACTGGCGTCTAGCCGTCAGCCTACTTTTGCCATGGCTGCAAGCGAAGCTGCTTCTGGTTTGCCAAAAGGTTTTATGGCTCTATTGGCACAGGCCAAAGACCGAGATCTCAAGATCAAGTCTGCTGCTTTGTCACAAGCGTTCACAGATGTTCAAGAGCAAGACAAATACGCTCAGCAACTCAAGATGGAAGTGCTCAAGGGCGATTTCCGTCTTATGTTGGAGCAGGCCAAAAATGGCGGTATTACTCTCGAAGACGGAAGCGGAGGCCTGCGTATCGCCAAGACCAAGAGCGGTGGTTTTGCAGGTGTGTCAATCGATCCAAAAGATCCGACAGTTCAATCTGCGCTTCAAAGCCGCTGGACGCTGCGCGATACAGACAACCCTTATGTCGAGAACCGCGGACAAGCGCCAGCCACTGTGGAAACAGATAAGAATGAGCGTATTAAGCTGACCTCCACATTACGTGCGTTGGATAACAGCTTACGCACGTTGGATGAGCTCAAAGGCACTTATACAAATCTGTACAGCCCCACCACATGGTTTGTGGACAAGGTCAACAACTTACTTGTCCCAGTTTCTGGTGGCATGATTCGCCCCGACGTGAACCAAGCGGATGCCGCACAGCGTGTGTCTTCTGGTATGAATGCTATTTTGAAGAGCGTTGCTTCTGCTAATGACAACGGCCGTGTTGCTGTGCAAGAGCAGGAATGGGCACGCAAGACTGCGGAAAACATCTCTGACCCCAACGCCTTCTTCCAGAACAAGGAATTGGCAGCCAAGGGTTTCACAAGCCTTGAGACCATGCTGCGTAATGCACGTCAGCAGGTTTTGACGCAACTGGGCTATGAGAACAACGATTATTCAATGCGCACACCAAACACCGGCACGCAGAATGATCCGTTCGTAATTCCTGCTGATAAAGATAGCCAACGCGTGATGTTTAACTTCCTTGGTAGTACCATTGGCAAACTGCAGGACCCTGCAGCGATGGTGTACGTGAGGTTGCCAAACAACACCGTGCAACAATTTAATCCTACTCAATTGCGTGGCCTGATAGGAAACCAATAATGCCAACCTTGATGAATTCCCGTGGGGAGATGGTGGACCTCTCAACCGGTGAGGTTGTCGGTCGTGCGGAGGGTGCTCCAACAACAGCACCTGACCGTGCTGCGGGAGAAGCTGCGCAGAACATAACAACACAGGGCGGGGACCGCGTAGCGGGCCTGCTCAATAATCTTTCATGGGGCTTCAACTCTGCCCTCTTCGCCATTCCTGATGCTGCCCAGCGCCTGATCGGCAAGGGCATGGGAATGGATGAGAAACAAGTATTTCAGTTCACCAATCTCTTCAACAAGGGCGTACAGGCCCCAAGAAATATTGAAGAGCGCTACGCCCGCGCTGTAGGCGAAGGCGTTGGTGGAACTATGCCCTTCACTGGCATCCTTGCCTATGCTGGGTCCGTGAAACCGCTTGTCTCTGCGGCAACTGCCCCAACAGGCATTCTTAAAGGAATTGCAAATGATGCTATCAAATATGTTCAAGAAAGCCCAAGACTGGCTGCAGCACTGGACATCGCGTTTGGTGCAGGCTATGAAGGACTTCGTCAAACGGTCAAAGAAACAGTAGACGACAGCAATCCATACAAGAAGGTTTATGAAGAGCTGCTCCCCGCAGCTGCATTCATTGGTCTTCCTGTAGCTGCCGCAAACTTGCCTTCTGTGCGCGGAGTCAAGTGGATCTCTGACAAAGTCAAGGGTGTATCTAGCGGACTTGGCGAAATTGAAAGGGAGACCCTTGAAGGTCTTCCCGGCATGTACAAGCTGCCCGTGATCAACGTGCTTCCAACCATGCTGATGAAGCGTGCTGAAGGCAAGTTGGCACAGGTGTTTGGCCCTATCTCCGAGAGCCCCGAAGCACAGCAAGCGTTGAAGCAACTCGAAGCCGCTTTGGCTGATCCCCGCGTTGCAAATGCGGGCTTCATGTTTGATGCGGCCGAGAAGACAATGTACTCACCTTTGGTGCAGCGCAAAGCAGAACTTCTGCAGCAGCTTGGCCCCAAAGAGCTTGAGATCACTAAAGAGCGTATCAACAAAAACCAGCAAGCGCTGGACAGTTTGTTTGCAAGCTTCTCTCCCGAAGCACGCAAGCCAATTCAAGAAGCGTTCACCGCGGCCCAAGCAGATCGTCAGCAGTTCTTTGAGAGCTTGTTGAAGAGCCAGAAGGACCTGACAGACGCGGAGGTGATGTCAATCTCCGAGCGCCTCGGACCACAGAACATTGATCTGTTGAACGACGAACTGCGCGGCACGTTGATGGCCCGCATGGAGATGGATTCCAAAGCACGTGGCGATATTCTGCGCCGCATGGGCTTGAAGCAAGCAGTGTCCCCAGAGGGCCTGCCTATGCCTACACGTGATCAAGGCGTGTCCTTGTATCCTGCGCGTGATATCGAGGCTGCTGCCAAGGAATTGATTGCGAAGTACACACCAGAGCGTCCCTCTGCAAACATTCAAGTACCTGAGCCAATTCGGTTGCTTCAGAAGTTTGTTCGCACACAAGAAATTGCACGCGAAAAAGCCGAAGCAGACATGCTGGTGCAGTTGACTGACCAAGCAATCAGTGAGCAACTCACAGGTCTTGGTAAAACGCTTGACCCTGACATGCTGGCCGGCTTGCGTGACGCTGTGCTTTCTGCTGTGCGTGGCGAAAAACCAAAGACTGGCCGCAAGACTGCAAGCCTGAGTGAATTGTTGCCCCCACCAGATGCCAAGGGCAACATCTCCATTCGTGCCATCGTTCCCGGCAACAACATTGTGATCAACCCTGCGCAGCTCAAGGCCGACGCAGCGCGCATCGCAGAAGCCAACACAGCGATTGATTTGAACTTGCCCGAGGCGCTTGACTATTTGCAGTCAGCCATGCGCTTCCGCAACCAGTCTGTGATCAATTACAACGGTGCGATGAAGCGCGGCAGCAGCCGCATTCAAGATGCGCAGCGTCACATTGATACAGGCAACGCTGTCTACAAGGACATTGAAAAACTTGTTTTGAATAACGTGCCACGGATCAAGCAAGAGTATGAAGGCATGAAGATGGTCTTAGATGACTACAGTGCTGCATACGAAAAGAATTTGCCTCTGCTCCTGACACAGAAAACCCGTGGTGGCGAAGAGTTCCTCTTGCCCAACGAGCGCTTGCTCCAGACTGCTTTCTCAAGCGGCGAGAACCTCAAGCAGTTGCAACTGGCCATCAGTGGCTCGCCCCAAGCTTCACAGCTCTTGGAGCGCGGAACTATTGACTGGCTGCGCAGCAAAAACGTCATCGGTGCAGACGGTTTGATCGACCCTAAGAAGATTCGTCAGGTTCTGGACAAGAACAAAAACATCGTTGAAGCCCTGCCTGCTAACTTGCAGATGAAACTGCAAGACGAAGTGAAGCTGGCCGACGATTTTGTGGCCCGCATGGGCGAGATCGATACCCGCCGTGTCAATGCCAAGGACCAAGAACTGGATGCGCTGCTTGCCAAAGCAACACGCCCCGGTGCTGATCCCTCACAAACCTTGGCTAGTGCCTTGCGTGATCCCGCAACCATGAGTACTTTGGTTCGCGGAGTAGAAAAAGATCCAGAGATGTTGGCTGCTTTGCGCCGCTCTGTGTTTGATGTAGCTACTGCAGGTGCGCAAAAAGGTGGTGCGCTCAAGTCCTTCATCGACAACAACGAAGCATCGCTCAAGGTCCTGTTCAAAAACACAGCGCACTTGGACGATCTCAAGACCTTGGCCGATTTGCAGCGCCGCGTGAATGCATTTGCTGACGTGACCGGACAGATCCCTGCTTTCGAGTCCACAGATCAACAGCTGCGCCGTTTATTTGGCGCGGGTATCCAGTTCCTCACAACCACGGCCCGTGAGGCTGCTGTGGGCCGAATTAACCCCTCCACGGGTGCTTTGGCAGTGATGCTGCGTATGGCTGGCGGTTTGGAGAACCAGATCTATCAGCGCATCTTTACACGCGCTTTGGAAGACGCTGAATTTGCCAAGCGCATTACGCATGTGGGCACGCCACAGGATGCACAGAAGTTGGCTGCGGAGTTGGAAAAGATTGGCATTCCAAAGTCTGCTTACGTTCCCGGCGTGACCCGTGCTGCAGTGCAGACTGGTACACAAGCGGCCATCGGTGAGCAGCCTGAGCCTATCGGCAACATGCCTAACCTGCCCGTGGTTCCCGGAACAAGCGCGCAGCAGATGCTGAAAAAGCTGCCTCCTGCGCCGCCTACACGTGGTTTGAACTTCAACCCCCGCCTGCCTACAGCGCCTGCTGTGCAGCCCGGAAGTGGCGCCAGTAGCATTCCATTGATGTATCCTTCAATGTTCCCCAATGATCCGATCAGTGGTTTGTTGCAGCAGCGCCAAGCCCAGATTCAGGGCCAACAGAAATAACGGAGTTACCACATGGAAATGATTGGAAGATTGGTTGCCACGCTGTTCCTGAGCCGCGAAGTGGCTCACCGTGCGCACTTGGCCACAACAGGGCCCGGCAGTTTTGCCAAGCACAGCGCCTTGGGCGAGTTCTACCCTGCGGTGGGCGATCATGGCGATACCATCACCGAAGCCTATCAAGGCCGCAACGGCATCATTGAGATTCCCTACCTCAAGTACGAGGACGAGGGCGACATCATCAAGTGTCTTGAGAAGTACATGGATGACATCGAGAAGCTGCGTTACAACGCCGTGGACAAGTCAGACACCGTCATTCAGAATCTGATTGATGATGCACTTGCAACGTATCTGAGCACCCTTTACAAATTGAGGCACTTACGATGAAAAAAGAAGTCTGGGACAAAGAGCGCCCAAAAGGTCTGGGCAAGCCAAAACCACTGGCCCCCGCCAAGAAAGCCGCAGCAAAAGCGGCCGCTAAAAAAGCGGGAAGACCCTATCCGAATTTAGTTGACAACATGCGTGCTGCGCGCGCAAAATGACTTCGGACTTTCTGCAGTTGTCATAGGGTTCTCCTCCTTCTGACAAATCTTTTAGCCCCGCGGCTCACGCTTCGGGGCTATTTTTTTGGAACGCTTCAACCCTGCGCATCCACATGTCCTTGTAATTATCAAACTCACGGCCACACGTCACAAACTCCTGCGTCTCGCCATTCTGCGCAACCATCATGATGACCCCTTGCTCGATCTGGGTGCCGTGCTGTATGTCATGCGCCAAGGCATACGCCGCAAGCTGCACAAAGTAATCCTCAATCCACTTGCGCTGCTTCATCTTGTTGGTCTGCTTGAAGTCAATGATTGCACTGTGCCCCTTGTACACACCGATGCAGTCTGATGTGCCGGCATACTTCTCTGGGTAGTACAGCGGTATCTCTGTGCCCCACACCTCGTTCACGTCGGGGAAGAACGTTTCAATCAACTTGTAACCCATCCAGTAACCTTTAACCGCGAGCCACGTGCGTGGTGTCTCCAGTGGCCTGTTCAAGAGCAGACGTTCCACAACACCGTGCATGTGCGTGCCCACAGTGGCTGCATCATTTTTGATACGGTCCGCTTCTTCCTGACCAACCCTCGCGGCCCACGCATCAAGGTGTGCTCTGTCTTTTGTGCCCGACAGGATGGTTGTCACGCTTGGCACGGCCGGCTGACCGTCTAGCGTGTAGGTGCGCCCCTGCTCGGAGTCGATGCGAACCAGTTTAGGGTAGACGTACTTCTTGCGAATTGGGATGAGTTGCATCACTTGATCCATTCTTTTATTTCTTCGCCAAGCACAGCGCTTGCGATATTGATTTTGTTGCGCAGCGCCTTAACGATGTGTTCATCCACGGTGTTGGGAGAAACGAAATCGATGTAGGTCACCTTGTCTGTCTGCCCGATACGGTGAGCGCGGTCCTCTGACTGCAAGCGCTTTTCCAAGTCAAAGCTGTTGCTGTAGTAAATCACGGTCTTGGCTTCTGTCAAGGTAATGCCGTAGCCGCCAGTGCTTGGATTGCCAACAAAGAAACGCAAATCTGAGTTTGGATCTTGGAATTTCGTCACGATCTCTTGGCGCTCCTCGGCTTCTGTGTCGCCGTAGTACGTTGCAACAGAAGTCATGCCGTGTTCCTTCTGAATGGCAAGCCTGATGTTCTCAATGTCGCGGCGGTAGTTGGCCCAGATGATCACCTTGCCGCTGCACTCCTCAAGCGTTGCCATGAGTTCGTTCACGCGGTTACTTGGAATGTCAATCTGCTGCCCGTCATCAAACTTCACGTGGCCACAGCAGATCTGATGCAAACGCATTATCTGTGTCAGCGCATTATTGGTGGACATCAAGTTGCCTTCAATCAGCGTCAGCGCCATGAGCTTCATCTGGTTGTAGTACGTTGTCTGCTCCTTCGTCAGCTCGATCTCCCGGCGCACAAACACTTTGTCAGGCAGGTCCAAGCACTCGTCCTTGGTCACGCGGAATGAAAAGTGATTAAGCTTTTTCTGCAGCTCATCCAAGTGGCGATAGCCCACAATCTGCTTGAATGTGTGCGTAGGCATCTTGCGCTCAACCAAAATGGCGTAGCGCGCTTGGAACGCGTAGTAGCTGTAGCTGTTCAAGCACTCAGGCCCAAGGAACTCGCACTGGCTGTACAGATCCAGAGGGGACTTGGTGACGGGGGATCCAGTTGCAATCCTCCTGTACCGCGCATCACGGGCCACCTTGATGATGCTCTTGGTGCGCTTGGCTGTTGGGGTCTTGATGGTGGTGCTCTCGTCCACTGCCATGAATGCATTTGTCACCCGCAAGAATGTGCGCGCATGGGCCACGCCCTTCTCTGTGCTGAACGCTTCAATGTTCATGATCAGGATGCGCATGGTGTCCACGGCATTCATCATGCGATCCATTTCTTCGCGCTCTGCTTTGCGCGGTGTGGGCGACCAACAAGCAACCGTCGTGGGAATGTGCTCAGGCATATGCTTGGGCAATTCGGATGTGTACCAGTTGCGGTAAACACCTTTTGGCGCTACGATGAGCATAGAGTTGATCTTGCCCTTGTCGTACAGCATGGCTGCGTTGTTGATGAGCATAAAGCTCTTTCCCGTACCCATCTCTGCGAACAGTGCAACCTGTTTGTCTTCCCAGAAACGCTGTAAATACGCGGCCTGATGGACAAACGGCTTGTTCTTAAACGGATACTGGTTTAAAAAATAATCCATATCTTTCTCACTTTCTTTAAAAAAGGTGTTGACACCCATAAAAGATAGTGTACACTAAAAGCACGTTTCAAGAAAGGAGAGCGTAAACGTGACAACAAATAATGAACAGTTCCCTCTGGTGTACGTCGTACAAGAGATGCCCAATCACGATATTGCTGGTGCAATGAAATTTGGGGACCCAACGGTGCTTTTACCGTCCAATGTCCAGATTGCATTTTCCACAGTACCAACAATCCGGTTGCTCAAGCGCAAGCTTCGTAACTTTTCGGATCGGGACTTTTTGCTGCTGACCGGAGACCCCGTGGCCATTGGACTATGTTGCGCAGTTGCGGCAGCATACAACTCTGGCAGAGTAAATGTGTTGAAGTGGGATCGTCGTGAGAAGATGTATATCCCAGTTAAACTTGATATCACCGAGAATGGAGAAAGAGATGAGTAACGTTAGCATTTTTGAAGAAGACGCAGGCGCGCTTCAAGTCAAGAACGAGGACCTGTCCTCAGTTGGCGCCTTGGCCAAACGTGCCAAGGAATTGGAAAAAGAGATTGACGACATTGAAGACGTCCTCAAGGAACGTAAAGAGCAGCAGCGCAAGCTTCTGGAAGATACGATCCCCGCGATGCTCGATGAGCTTGGCATGAAATCGTTCAAGATGGCTGACGGCAGCCAGATTGACATCAAGCCTTTCTACAGCGCAAGCATCAAGGAAGAGAAGCGCGCACAGGCCTACGAGTGGCTGCGTGAGCACGGCTTCGATGACATCATCAAGAACACAGTGTCAGTACGGTTTGGTCGCGGCGAAGACCAACTGTGCGAATCACTCCTGAATCAACTGCGCGAGCAAAACTACCCAGTCGAGCAAGCGCAGAAGATCGAACCCCAGACCTTGAAAGCTTGGGTTCGCGAGCAAGTGGAACGCGGCAACGAGTTCCCTACAGAGCTTTTCGGCGCATACGTGGGCCAAAAAGCAACCATCAAATCAGCATGAACTAAGGAAATTGAAAAATGGCTAAGAACGAAGTAGCAGTAAAAGAGACCAACGCATTGGCTTTGGCAAGTGACTTTGAGCAGGACGCTCAGAGCGGTTTTGAGAACATGAGTCAGGACGATTTCGCCCTGCCATTCCTGAAGCTCTTGACCAACACAAGCCCAGAAGTGGGTGAGATTGACGGCGCTTTGCCCGGCATGATCCTCAACAGCGTGACCGGTCAGTTGTATGACGGCAAAAAAGGCATCACTGTGCTGCCCGTCGCTTATGTACGTCAGTACATTGAGTGGGCTCCACGTGGTTCAGGCTCTGGCGCCCCGATGAATATCTATCCCGCCACGTCTGATATTTTGAGCCGCACGCACCGCGAACCGGGCGACAACAAAGACTATCTCGATAACGGCAACTACATCGAGAACACTGCCAACCACTACGTGATGATCATCAATGAGTCAGGCATCCCTGAGCCTGCATTGATCACCATGAAGTCAACGCAGCTGAAGAAGTCACGCAAGTGGAACAGCATGATGATGTCCACAAAAATGATGGGCGCCAACGGCCCCTTCACGCCTCCGATGTACTCACAGGTCTACCGTCTGACGACACAGGCCGAGTCCAACGACAAGGGCAAATGGTTCGGCTGGGAAGTCGAGAAGATTGGACCTGTTGAAGACATGAATGCCTACAAGGCAGCCAAGTCCTTCGCCTCGCAAGTTGGCGCAGGCGAAGTAAAGGTCAAGCACGAGCACGAGGGCGCAGGCCCTGACGCAGCACCGTTCTGATTTTCGGGGCCGAAAGCGGATGCTGTGGCAAGTGTGCTTGCGGACGACACAGTGCAGCGAGTAGGCCCCACCTTTATAGAGTGAAGCATGACCGATATAACAAAATTCAAAGCGATATTCAGCGGTCTGGATATCGCTTACGGAACCTACCGTATCAAAAAGGAGCGCGGTGATGGAAAACAAGCGGGGCAGGCCACCGTGGTTAGAAAGCCACCTACCGACGACCTCTGGGTCCAGCATCTTGAGGGTGTGGACCCTTCCCTTGGGATTATTCCTATTAGGGCTGATAACACTTGTATCTGGGGTTGTATTGATATCGACCAGTATCCGCTCGACCATAAAGGCTTGGTGGAGAAAGTTGCGCAGCTGAAACTGCCAATGGTTGTTTGTCGCAGTAAATCAGGAGGAGCACATGTCTTTTTATTCACTAGAGAGCCGGCTCCGGCGCGCGACTTTCAGGAATACCTTAAAAATGCGGCAGCGCTTCTCGGTGAAGCGGGCCGTGAGATTTTTCCTAAGCAGTCCGAGATCCTTGTCGAGCGCGGAGACACCGGAAACTTCCTCAACCTCCCGTACTTCGGGGGTGACAACGGGACGCGGTATGCATTCAATGCCGACGGGTCCGCGGCCACGCTTGAAGAGTTCTATGGCCTCTACGAGACCAACGTCCAAGAGCTGCCGCTCATTGTTCCAGAGCCGCCGAAACAAGCGGAGAGTCCCGTCAAAGATGGTCCGCCTTGCCTACAGGCTTTGTGCGCCCAAGGCTTTCCCGAGGGCACCCGTAACAATGGACTTTTCAACATTGGAGTCTTTCTTAAACGAGCATTCCCCGGCTCTTGGGAAGACAAAATGGTCGAGTACAACTTCAAGTACGTTGCGCCGCCGCTCCCGAACAACGAGGTCCAAATCCTCGTCAAGCAAGTTGGCAAGAAAGAATACCTTTACAAGTGCAAAGACGCGCCGCTCAATAGCTTTTGCAATGCGGGCCTATGTCGATCAAGGAAATTTGGCATCGGAACCAATGGTCCTGATGCGCCTCAGATAGCAGCGCTGTCCAAGTACGCCAGTGAGCCACCCCTGTGGTTCTTGGATGTCAACGGCCGCCGCGTAGAACTCGATACCGAGAGCCTCTTCACGCAAGTGGCTTTCCAAAAAGCATGCCTTGAAAAGCTCAACGTGCTGCCGCCCACCTTGCGCAAGCAGGACTGGGAACAACTGCTCAACGCCCTTCTCAAAGAAATGGTGGAGACAGAGCAAATCACCGACGCACCAGAGGACACAAGCATCACTGGCCGCTTCATGGATCTGCTCGAAGAGTTCACGACGCACATGCAAGAAGCAATGGACCGCGAAGAGATGCTCATGGGCCGCCCATGGACGGATGTCGATGAAGCGAAAACATATTTCCGGATCAAGGACCTTGAGGGGCACTTGAAGCGCAACAACTTCATGGGCCTGTCGGCTCCGAAGATGGCTCAGCGTCTGCGTGACATGGGAGGTGAACCGATTTCCCTATTCCTCAAAGGCCGCACTGTGCGCTGCTGGCGTATTCCGCGCTTCCAGAAACAGGACGCGCCGTTCGAGTCACAAACCAAACGCACACAAGGGAGCCCATTCTGATGTTGAAAATTGACGGACACGACGACGCGGTGATCGGCCCTGCCTTCATCTGGGGCAACGGCGAACGTATATCAGTTCTGGTCTATGACGCCGAGGCCATTCGTGACACGCTCATGAAGCGTGATGGCATGGAAGCAGACGAAGCACGTGAATACATTGAGTTCAACATCGAGGGCGCATACATGGGCCCCGATACACCTATCCTTGTTTGGCCCGACGACCTGTGGGACGAGGAATATGACTGATATGGTGTACACTATTTCTGGCCTAGCTCGACGGAGCGAAAAGCAGTATCCCTTGCTGTCTGGCCAATCTTTTTTAAGGGCTGTTTTTCAAAGGGGAAAACAATGCAAGTCAAACTCTGTGAGTGTGGCTGCGGTATGGCAACACCTATCGCAAAACGCACTCGATCTTCTCGGGGTCAAACAAAGGGTGAACCTCTTCGGTTTATCAATGGCCACAATGCCCGACTCCTTGATTCTGCCGAACAACGGCGTCGATCTTTTTTTCGAGACCCCAATAGTCTTCGATACACAGGAAGTCGAGACAACTACATCAAGTTCAAAGGCCGGCACATGCATCGTGTCGTCATTGAACAAGCGCTTGGCCGCAAACTACTTCCAAATGAAATTGTTCATCACCGCGATGGGAACAAATGGAATAACGACCCGTCAAACCTTTTGGTAATGACGCAGTCTGAACACCTACGACTACACAATCACATTCGCTGGCATGGGACATCTGATGAACACTGAAATAGGAAAGGAGCAGGGGCTGAAGCCTGCGGATCGCATCCGCAAGGTCTTTGGCCCTCCGTAACTAGGCTCCGGAAAAACAACATATCTTCTAAATGTCGTTGACCACGAGTTATCGACCGGTCTTTCGCCTATGCAAATCGGCTACTTCTCGTTCACCAAGAAAGCCGCAACAGAGGCCAAGGACCGAGCGATTGAGAAGTTCCCTGCGCTCAACGCGCGCACCGACTTCCCCTACTTCAGAACCCTGCACAGCTTGGCTTTCCACTGCCTTGCCGTCAAAGTTGACTTCATGATGAAGCCAGAGGACTACCGCGAGTTTGCTGCACAAGCCGGCATCCAATTGAACGTGGTCCAAGAAGACGATGTGGACATGGCCAAGGCCGACAACCCAATACTCAACGAAATCAATCTGGCCCGCATCCGCGGAGTGGATCTGCGCGAACACTACAACCAGTGCGGCCTCGACATCGAATGGCATCACTTTGAATTTGTAGAGCGCTCCTACCGCCACTACAAACGCAGCAAAGAGCTGCTTGACTTCACCGACCTTCTGGAAATGATTGTGGTGCAGACTGAGCGGCTGCCTTCTTTAGAAGTGCTGATTGTTGACGAAGCACAGGATCTGTCCCGCTTGCAGTGGCAGCTTGTCGAAGCTCTTGCTAAAAAATCGAAACGGGTATTCCTCGCCGGAGACGACGATCAGGCAGTATTCACGTGGGCAGGAGCTGATGTCAAGAGCTTCCTGTCTTTTGAGGGTCAGATCACCGTCCTCAACCAGTCCTACCGCGTCCCCGCAATCGTTCACCGCCTTGCCAACCGTGTTGTGCAGCAGATCAAGCAGCGCCAAGAGAAAGAATGGAAGCCCCGTGACTTCGAGGGATCGGTCATGACCTACCACCGCTTTGAAGATGTGCCCATCGATAACGGCCAATGGCTCATCATGGGCAGCACCAACTACCTTTTAAACCCTGTCCACGAGTGGCTACGGGCCTCTGGCGTGCTTTTTGAGCGCTCCGGAGTACCAAGCCTTAGCCTGACACTTTTAAAGGCCGTACAGACGTGGGAAAAGCTGCGCAAAGGGGAGTTCCTGCACGGCGATGAGATCAAAAACGTCTACAAATACATTGGCGGCGAATTCATTACCAAGGGCCACCGAACCTTCAAAGGCGATCCGCTGCTTGAATACAGCATCAAGGATCTCCAGAACAGTTTCGGCCTACAAACCGATGCAATCTGGCACCAAGCCCTGTCCCGCATCAGCGAAGACAAGCGCGACTACCTCACCGCAGTCCTGCGCCGCGGAACCAAGCTCTCAACCATGGGCCGAATCAAACTGTCCACGATCCACGGCGCTAAAGGTGGCGAGGCGGACAACGTGCTGCTGCTCATGGACCTCTCACCTAAATTTGCGAAAGAGTACGCAAGTAACGGGGACAACGTTCACCGGCTCTTTTACGTGGGAATCACCCGCGCCAAGAAAACTCTGCATTTAGTGCTACCCAAACATACCGAAAAAGGCTTCAAAATATGAAAACAATTCCCCTTTTCCCAACACCAACGGAGTGGGTGGCCCCAGAGGTATTCCCAAACCTTTCAACAGCGAAAGAAATTGCAATTGACCTCGAAACTTGTGACCCCAACATGGAATCCATGGGCCCGGGATGGCCTCGGAACGACGGTTTCATTGTCGGCTACGCCATTGCCGTCGATGGATGGTCTGGCTATTTTCCAGTGGCGCATCAAGGTGGTGGAAATCTGGACAAACGCCGAGTGGAACGATGGATTACGGACGTATTGGCTTACCCTTCCGATAAGGTTATGCATAACGCCGCCTATGACTTGGGGTGGCTACAAGCAAGTGGTTTTAAAGTCAACGGACGGATCATCGATACCATGCTCGCCGCCCCAATTCTTGATGAGAACCGTTTCAGCTATTCTCTCAACGCCTTGGGATTTGATTACCTCCAAGAAATCAAGTCAGAGCAAGGGCTCAAACAAGCCGCTGCAGACTTCGGAGTCCACCCGAAAAAGGAACTTTGGAAACTACCCGCCATGTATGTGGGGGAGTACGCTGAGCAGGATGCCGCGCTCACACTGAAACTCTGGCAATCGTTCAAGATTCGCATGCGTCAGGATGAAGTCGAATCGATCTTTAACCTCGAAACAGAAGCCTTCCCCGTCCTGCACAACATGACCGTGCGCGGTATCCGCTTTGACCGACCAAAATGTGAGCAGCTCATCGAGCAGTTGATTGCCCGCGAAAAACAAATCCACAAGGACCTCAAATCACTTGTCGGATCCAACGTCGATATCTGGGCCGCACAAAGCATCGCCTTAGCTTTTGACAAGCTTAATTTGCCTTATGCCAAGACAGAAAACGGCCTTCCAAGCTTCACAAAAGGTTTCTTGGATGGTTGTGAGCATCCGATTGCCAAAATGATCGTAGAGGCCCGCGAAACCAACAAAACACACAGCACTTTCCTGCAGCCTTATCTGAACTTCAGCGCCAAGACTGGCCGCATTCATCCGCACGTCAACCAGATGCGCTCAGATGATGGCGGCACCGTTACAGGACGCCTGTCCATGGCCAATCCGAACCTGCAGCAGGTCCCTGCGCGCCATGAAATCATCGGCCCCATGGTCCGCGGCTTGTTTTTGCCAGAAGACGGCGAGCTTTGGGCCTCAAATGACTTCTCGTCTCAAGAACCACGCCTTCTTGTGCACTATGCATCACTACTAGACTTACCCGGAGCTGACAAAATGGTGTCAGCCTATCAAGAAAATCCAAATACTGACTTCCACCAGATGGTTGCCGACATGGCCGGCATCAAACGCAAGGCTGCCAAGACAATTGGTCTGGGGTTGATGTACGGAATGGGCAAAAACAAGCTTGCAGCGCAGCTTGACCTGAACCTCGACGAAGCTTCCGAGCTGATCGACCAGTTCCACAGGAATGTTCCGTTCTTGAAAGGCACAGTCAATGCTGTGATGAAACGAATCGAGCATCCCGCCTCTGGCGGATCCATCCGCACGCTGCTTGGGCGCAAATGCCGGTTCCCACTTTGGGAGCCGATGGAGTGGGGAGTGAACAAAGCGCTGCCACGTGAGCAAGCCGTCATTGAATACGGCCAACGGATCAAGCGCGCCGGCACTTACAAGGGCTTAAATCGTTTGATTCAGGGTTCTGCAGCCGACCAGACTAAGGCAGCCATGGTTGCCCTAGCGCGTGAGGGCATCATGCCCATGCTGCAAGTTCACGATGAACTGGCCCTGAGCGTCAAAACAAAAGCAGAAGCTGAGCGTGCTGCCGAAATTATGGCAACATGTGTCAACATGCAGGTCCCCAGTCGGTGCGATGTGGAAGTCGGACCGAGCTGGGGTGAGGCCAAGTAATCAGCGGATGCGGCCGTTTAGGCGGTCCGCTACCAACTGCGCGTAGCCGGCAATATCCAACCAGTGATCTACCACGTCAGGATTGCCGTTAATAATGCGGCCAATCTTGTGGATGATCATGTCCATGGACTCTGCTTGATCATGTGCCAACACCTTGTCACGATTGCTCAGAGCATTCTGTACAACACGTTTTAGCATCTGCATGACTTCGGCGCCCTCGATGAACTTGCCATAGTCCACGGCCCGAGCGTCAAGCGTCGCGTCCACCGCGTCTTCGTACATCTCGATTCCCACTTCCTCATGCTTTTGGGAATTATTTATGGCTTCAAGGTATTCCCCTAATGTAAGCGGCGCTGCCGGAGCAAGGGAGGGCAACTGCTCACCCCTCTTGGGGAATACAAAGCCCTCCTTCTTCATCTTGTTACGCAAAACATAGATGGATTGTTTGGTCAGGCCAAATCGGGCTGCTACCTCATTTGGGGCTGCCGCAGGATTACTCTGCATAAATGCTGTCGCGCGTTTGGTTTTGGACGGCAGCTTGATGGTTTTACGTTTTTTCATATTGGACTCTCCTCATATTGCGATAAATCGCGTTGGTTTGGTTTTGGAAATAACTTTGGGTCAAGTCGCGTGAAAGGCCACCACGCCATCAACTCTTCTTGGCTCAAAGGTTTTTGGGGCTCTTGGGGTTGCAGCCTCTTCTGGTCTTTGGAACACTTCATAATAATTTCTCGGTTTCGTTCTCATCATCTTGCGAAGCCAATCAGCTCCGCCTAAATCTTTAAATGCTGCCCATTCAGAGTCAGACATCCTTAGATACCTTCCCTTTAGGGGTTCCGGTGGTTTTGGTCTTGGCATGTTGTACTAAGTTCTTTGTTGTTAATCGTTTGGCCCAGCAACTCGCGCAGTGCCATCTCGTCGCACTCAATTCAATTCCACCCTCCGGCGGACGCATCGTTGAACACTTGTTACAGAATTGAAATTTATGCATCGGAGATACCCGCCCTAGCTGCAAATGTTGGTTGGCAAAGCTCATCGCTTCATGCCCCTGATGTAGACAGCAAAGCTTGCTATTGTGTCAGGTCCAAACGCTGTCATCTTTTCAATTTCCTGCGCAATTTCTTCAATCGTGTCGTTGCGCAGATTCTTTTCCAATTGATGAATAATCATTTGCCTCTTTCTCCAACCCAAGGCCCGCTCCGTAGGATTTAGTTCCGCAGTCATGCTGCCCCCTTGATTTGTTTAAGTGCCGCCTGTAAGCCTGCAAGGCCCCCGACCCGCTGACCGTTGATAAAGATCTGCGGCATTTGGCGCGCCTTGGCGTCTTCCTTCATCAGCAGCGCCCTGTTCTCTTCACTGTCCACGCTGATTTCCCTGTATGGCAGATCCTGTATCTTTAAAACCATCTTTGCTGCCGTGCAATTAGGGCAATTGCTTTTTGTATAAATCAGAATATCAATCATCGTCGTCCTCCACCACGTTTTCTTGTATCAGTTGTTGCTTAACCAGCTCCAGTACGCCTATCACAGTAGACATGTAAAGCGTTTCGTCATACTTGCGAACGACTTCAATCAGCTCATCAGCCAAGCCACCCGCTAGTTTTCCTTGGTTCAGAATCATCCGTTGCGCTCCTTGAGTTTGGCTTCTGCCCACTTAGTGGCAACAAGAAACGCTCTTTCATCCAACCAATGACCAAACTCTTTGCACTTTAGTCTGTAGCTTTGTTGAATTTCCTCATCCGTCAGCCCTACCCATGTGCGCTGTAATGCCTCTTCAAAGTCTGCTCTTATGCCAGCAAGATTCATTTGCAACATCATGTTTGACTTGATGATTTTTTCAACTTGTTCGTCTGTCATGCTTCCCCCTTAATGCCGTGTGCTTGTTCAATGGCTCTGGCTAAGTGAATATCAGTATGTTGATGCGAACTAGCGCAGTCAGCAATGATTAGCGTAATCTCATCATCCGTCAGCGGCTTGCGCTGTGGTGGGGTGGTGTAGAGAGGTGTTTCGTAGGTTGCTCCGTGGTCAACAAAACCTCTCATGTGTTTTTGAAAGCGCACTTCATGTGTGCTTTTGTCTTGATACATCCACACCACTGGCTCTGGCTCCTTGCGCTGTGGTGGGGTGGTGGTGTGTTTGATGAAATGCTCTGCAAGTTCTCTGGCTCGATGTTTGTTGATGCCTTCACGAACCAGATTGACAACAATCACATCCATCTTCAACGCCACAGGCTCATCCTTCGCTTCTTGCTGTGGTGGGGTGGCAAGAAACTCCGTCCAATAGCCCACTTCTGCATATTTAAGACTTAAATTGCGCTTGATGGCAAACTCTGTAATGGCTTCCACCGCTGGGCTTGCCTCATCAACACTAGACAAAATTAGCCGTTTCTCACGTGAAGTTAACCAACCCATAAAGTCAAATAACGCTCCCGCAACTACTGAATGCGCCACAGGCTCATCCTTCACTTCTTGTTTAGGAAACGCTCTTGCTCCTTCTGAGCCACAGGCAGGACACTCAAAATATTGCCAACCCAATTTTGCTATGTCTTCTGCGTGTTGCTGTGATGGGCTTGGGGCAACATCAACTGCCGCCATGTAAACCGATGCCGCATAACCAGCATATAAACGCTCGTCATAACCTTCTATTGAACATTCATCCATTGCTTTGAGCATTTCATCGGTTGGTTCTATTGGAACAAGTTTCCATTTATGAGGCTCATCCTTCGCTTCTAGTGCGGCTTTAATGGTGGTGATGGCTTCATTGTTCTTTTCCCAAACTTCGGTTGGCGCATCGGTTTCAAGCCATGCCCTATCTTCTTTCAACGCCTCCAATGCAAGGCGTAATGCTTCTGTCTGTGTCATTTTGTCACCTCTGTAATGCATTTAGTTTCATTCCAAAGGCCGGATTTAACCCAAGTGTCTTTATCTAATTTGGAATAAATCGTGCCTTCAACACATTTGTATTCTCCGCATCCAGTTAAAAACAACAAACTGAAAGCCAATGCAAGGCGTAATGCTTCGTCTTTGGTCATTTGTCCTCCTTCGGTTTAACGGGCAGCGGAGCCCAGTGCGTCCACCACGGGTCTTTGCCGTGGTATTGACCGTACACGGCGACCCCACCTGCACCGAGCAGTTGAACCTTGACGCCACGGGGGCAGGTGTCCATAGGTTGCCAGTAGTACTCGCGGTCAACCGCTACGGTGTTTGAGCTGTTGATCTCCACGGTCATTGTATTTTCCCCCGCAGCGCGGCGACCTGCGCCCGTTGTTGATCCATCAACTCGTCGCGCTGACTACACACCAGCTTGTACATCTCGTACAGGGTGTCAATTTCATCTTGCGCCTTTTTACGCTCATGTTGTGCTATTAGCTTGGCAAAGGCTTCAAGCGCTACAATATCCATATCCCACCACCTAGTTGTAGTTGGCGAATTATGCGCTTTTAGTACCATTTCAATGATTTCATCTTGTGTCATGCTTGTCCCCTTGCTCGAATGGAATCAGCGCACCATTGGCTTGCAACTCGTTCTGCTGTGTCTTCAGGCCATTTATATTTTGCGTTAATGTCATCACAAACTCTTGCACACGCCTCACGCTCGGCAGAAGCGACAAGGGCGGCAAAGCGTTCAAGTGCATCAGCAAACTTTGCGTAGTCTGTACCAAGTCCGTAGACATCTAAATGCGATTCATGTGCCATGCGAATAATGTCTTCTCTGTTCATGCTTTGCTCCTGTCAAAAAACCATTTCCATCTGCGCTTCTTTGCAATCAATTCAAGCTGCTTCAACGCATACTTCTCCACTGTCATGCCTAACTTCTCAGCAAGCAATACTTCAGAGTAAGACAAATTAATTTTGCCTACCCTGTTCTCCCCCCTGACTTTGCGTACCATCATGATTCATCCTTCGTTGGACCCATCTTGCGCAACTGATAGGTGAAAACATATTTGCACTTAATGCACTCCTTGTGCTGCACATAAGCATGGTCCGTCAACTCCGACTGCCATTCACTCCACTCATGCCGGCACTCTACCCAGTAACGCTCAATCAACCACGCAACACCGACAGCAGCACAAACCAATACAGGCCCTATAAAAATCAAAAAAAGATCCTTGCTCATTTCTGTTCCTTCACATACAAAGCCACAGGCTTGTAAACACTGGACGGCTTCTTCCACCTAAAGTACCGGTGCCCCACAGCGTTCTCACAAAGATATCCAATAGGCTGCGGCGCAGTTATTGAAATTACCCCCTCCTGATTTGGCTCAGGCTGCTCCAACTGATCCGGATACGCTTGGTCATATCCATCCCTAAACCCCTGCTTGTATCCATCCAAAAAGGACTTCTTCAGCGCCTCTTCAATCATTTTGTCTAAACGTTCGGTCATGCCTCGTTCGCTCATGCTTTTTTCTCCTCATACTTACTGCACTCCTCCAACCAAATAGGGTCAAAGTTCCACGGCCAATGGAACCAACCCTTCTGCGCTGCGCGCGCATTCGCAGAGATCAAAGCCTTGGGCTCCAAGCACTGGATGTGATGCGTCATGGGCAAAGGATCACGGTTCACGCACTTGTGGCAATCAGGCCTTTGGTCAGAGTTGTTCATGGTATGCATCCCTAATCTTCATCCGCTCAATCATGGCCTGCATGGGATCGATGTCCCCCATCAGAACAGACAGCAGCAGATCATCCGTTGCCTTGTACGCTTTTTCCGTCTTACCCAGTTGGAAACCAAGTTCAATAAATTGTTTTGGATCTTCAGTCATAGTATTTCTCCTCACGCATTTCCTCAAAATAAACCGCAGCATCACGTTCGATCTGAGAAATCACATCCGGATGCAAAACCCCGCTCAAGTCCACATCGCTCTTGGGCAAAAACACAGAGATCAAAGTCCACACCTCCGGATAGTCCGGCTCCAACTTCATGCCAGACATCGGCTCAATAGAACCAACCTCCGCCGGCTCATATTCAAAAAAGCATTTGAGCTGCAGACCCAACTCGTCACAGTCATACAAGAATTCATGCAAATGTTGCATAGTTACCCCACCAAAAAGATTAAAAGAATTGCCAAGATTGCAGAACCAAGGATCACGGGCCACATCGATGGCTGCCGATACATCGTTGGTTTTCCAAGCAGCGCAGCCTGAATCAGCTCCTCAGAACTCGTCATCTCAGGAGGCTTCGGCTGATACAACAGACCAATCTGTACCTTGCCCGTGTTAAACGGCGTCAAACGATTGTCAATACGCGTAACAGGAATGAAATCGTGCGCATTAGTGATCATAGGACTTGCCTCCCATCGCATCGTTGAATTTGGCACTCATCGCATCGTTGTATGCGTGCTCAAAACCCTCCAAAAACTTCTCCAAGGGCACTTCCAATTCAGCGGTCAGAATGGCTGAAGAAACAAGGCACGCGAACCAAGCTTGTGAGGGTTTAGGGAATGCAGTTTCGCAAAAAATAAGCAAAGTCTGCGCGTCGTCCATGATTCGTTCGACCTTTTTATCCGAATTGTCTGACTGATTAGTCATGTCACTATCCTTTCTAAGTTACAGTGGTTTGTCGTTGTTGACAGGAGTATTATCAATCTTTTAGCTAGTTAGGTCAATTACGTAAAAGCTACTTTTTTCTAGGTGTTTTCCCTAGGTTTGGGGGTTTTTGTTGGGTTTGGGGTGGGACTGGGTGGATATACAGTGGTTGGAGGGGGAGGGTGCGAGGACCGAGGACCGAGGGTCAAAAAGGGTGAAAATGGGGGAAAAATGAATACTTTGGTTTAGGTGCTATAGAACTTTTAGGGGTAAGGGGTGTTTTTTTTTTATTTTTTGTGAGATTTGGCGTAATAGACGTAATGGTGTAATAGTTCAATGAAATCAATACTTTATGAGCATCCGGCAAATTACGTCTTTGTCAGAGATGTAATTTTTTCAGGGGGGCTCCGCGAGATGAATTCTGAAAAAATAAAATCACACTATACCCTCCAAAAGTTCTATAGGAACCCTAAAAATGGTTTTGGGTTGACTCTGGGGTTGTCACTCGTTATACTGCTGATAGTTCTTTTACGGGAGTTAACGATGGTACAAATCGATCAGGGAATCGCCCTGCCAACCAACCGATCCAAATACCCATTCAATGAGATGGAAGAGGGTGACAGCATCCTGTTTAAGCAGCGCAAGCAAGCTGAGAGCTGCCGCGTGGCTGCCCTTCGCTTTACCCGCGTTCACAAACCTGATTGGGTGTTCACCCTTCGCAAGGTTGACGAGGGTTGGCGTTTGTGGAGAATCAGCTAATGGCCAAGAAAGACGTTTGGAATGTTCCCCCTGTCATGCCTGACAAGGCACAGAAACGAATGTCTACTGAAGTCGCTCCGCTGCGTGCGCAGCGTCGCAAGCTGACAGCCAAGGAATGGACCTTCGTTACTGAGCTTGTGAGCGGCGACGGCCGTACCACAATGAAAGAGGCTGCGATCAAAGCTGGGTATAAACCCAGTAGCGCCTCTGTCATGGCTTGGAAGCTGACAAACCCCGATATTAATCCACACGTGGTGGCTGCCATTCAGGCTTATCGCGCTGACTTGGCATCGAAATACAACACGTCTTATGAGCGCCATATGCGCGACCTTCAGATCATTCGCGATAAAGCTTTGGATGCCGGTGCATTTGCTGCTGCCGTGCAAGCAGAGTATCGTCGGGGCCAAGCTTTGGGAACGATCTATGTGGAGCGCAAAGAGATCCGCCACGGCACAATTGACAGCATGAGCAAGGAAGAGGTGCAGCGCAAGCTTGACGAGCTTAAAAAGCTGTATGGCGGGCCACCGCCTAGCGCCTTGATCGATGCGGACACAGGAACGGTGATTGACAGTGCAGCAAGAGAACGAGATCCTGAATTCGACGCGGGAGTGGCAAACCCTCCGCCTGACATCTTTGAGCAGGATCTGGGGGGATCAGATGACGCCTGAAGCTAGGTTTTCGGCCAGAGTGAAAGCTGGCCTTGTCAACTGCGATATTGAACGGGTGGAGAATCGCGTCAACCTTGGTATCCCTGACATGATGATTGGTGTCGGGGATGCCTTCGTTCTGGTGGAATTGAAAGTGGTGGCCAAGGGCTTAAAAGTGGGGCTGCGACCACACCAGATTGCTTTCATGACTCGTCATGCTGCCAAGGGCAGACCTTGCTTTGTGCTTGTGCTTGACGCAGGCAATACACTACGGCCCTCGACCATACGCCTATACCATGGGCGCGATGCGATGGAATTGGCTACGCAGGGCATAAAGCTTGAGCCCCTTCGCTGTTGGCCTTCTAGGGGGATGCCTTGGAAAGAACTAGAGGAAACCCTAGGTTTAGTAAAATAAATGTAAAAAGGTGTTGCAAGGTGTCAAAACCTTGCTATACTGGCGCTGCCGGTGCTTGATCCGGTGCTTAGAAAGGATAGAGAAATGAAGACATACAACGTGCGCATGAGTTATTACCAATACTACTATGCGACGGTGAAAGCCGTGAATTATGAGCAGGCGGTAGATCTTGCCAAATCGTTAGAGATGGGCGATTGCAAAAAAGACGATTATGTAGAGTGGGAACTGTACTCAGTTGAAGAAAAAATCCCGCGTCGCCTTACTCCTGAAGAAAATGCTTTTGTTGAAGCATACCTAAGCTGTGTTGCTGTCGCTGATCGTGAAGACGTTGAGCGCTTTTTGCGTGCCGACAGTGAAGAGCGCAGCAGCAATGAATTTTACGATTCTATGTCAGAAGTCTATACGTCAATTTGCGACGCTAAAGAGGTTTGGTATGCAGCCATGCAATTTGCCAAGGAAGCCTCAAAATGACCCGCTACATTTATCAAGTCTGTTTCCCCGATTCGCGGACTGTTGTTCGCTCTTTCCCTTCGCTGATTCGCGCTCGCTCTTTTATGCGCACGATGTCCGCGGACGATGTCCCTTTTGTGGTGCTGCCGTGGGATGAAAACAAAATGCCGCTCATAAAAAGGGTAGCGAAAACCCCTAAAAAATATATTACGGGACCGTCAAAAAATGTTGATATACTGGGCCCCTCAATTTAGAAAGGATAGAGCAAAATGTTAAAAACCGTACAAATCAGCGCGAACAGCAAAACCGGCCCTATTGCTGTGACTTATCGCAGCGGCGAACATGAAACTTACGGGACCTGCCCGACCAGCTGCAGCCTTCACCCGAAAAGTGAAACCGGCACGGCCCAAATTGATAGCGAATATTTACAAGCCGTTTTTGATAGCGTGCCACGTGGTGGCCAAGCTTGGACTTATTCGCACTTCGCAGCCGAAGCCCTGCCACTACCCCAGCCAAATAAGACCGTTATCAATGCAAGCTGTGACAATGTGGCCGATGCTGTCCGCGCTGTGGAATTAGGCCGGCCCGCTGTTTATGCTGCCCCTCTGGAATCGGCCGATCAGTGGCCTAAGAAAATCCACGGCGTGCAATTTGCCCGATGCCCTGCAGAATTAGCCGAAAATTTCAGCTGTCAACAGTGTGGCGGTGGCCGCCCATTATGCGCACGTGGTGCCCGTGAATTTGTAGTTGTATTTGTTGCCCATGGGACCGGAAAAAAGAAAGTAGGAAAGGATGAAAAGGGCGGCTGTTATGCAGCGAGCGGCCCGACGGCGATTCAGTGGCATAACACCAGAAAAAAGGGCGCGCCTAATGATGCTGCAGCGCTTCGCTCTTTTGTGCGTGGTTTGCCCTATGGTTCAATGTTGCGCCACCATATCGCCGGCGATATTGGGCGCGAAGTGGGGGCCCCGTGATAATTGCTGTCATTCTGATTTTTTTAGTTATATGGTGGTTTTTAGACAATTGGGGGTAAACACCTACAAATTAATTTGTAAAAAGTGTAAAACCGAAGTACAATTACAGCACTGGCACAAAATAGCCGGTTTTTATCAACTCAGAAAGGATAGATATGGCCCACATGATCGACACAACAACAGGCACGGCCGCAATGGCTTATTCTGGTTTGGCCCCTTGGCATAAACTAGGGCAGCAGCTGACAGCCGGCGCGACAATTGAACAGTGGACACAACAGGCCGGCCTTGCCTATGATGTCCTAGAAAGCCCCGTTTTATTTAATACACCGGCCACCAGTGAGCCGCAAGCATGGCCTGATCGGAAAGTGTTACACCGGAGCGACACCGGCGCGCCGTTGGCTGTAGTGTCACAGGGTTATAACGTGGTGCAACCCTCCGAAGTAATGGGATTTTTTAGTAAGTTGGTGGATTTGGGAGGGTTCACAATGGAGACGGCCGGCGCGCTCAGTTACGGCCGGCGCGTATGGGCACTGGCAAAAGTGAGCGACGGGGCCGAAGTAGTTGAGGGCGATACCGTGCGCCCTTATGTATTGCTGGGTACGTCATACGACGGGACAATGGCCACCATTGCAAAATTCACCAGTGTGCGCGTGGTATGCAATAACACCATTACAGCGGCCGTGAATAACAGCGAATCACAAATTAGGGTTTTGCACAGTGAGCGATTCGACGCCGACGCGGTTCGGCTGCAGCTTGGGATTGTCGCGAATCAGTGGGAGCGCTTTCTGGTGCAATCCCGCAAGCTAGCAGGCGAGCCCATGACGGCCGAGGAATGCGACGCGTTTGTCAGCGAATTATTAAAGCCGTATCACACCGGCAAAATTGCCATTAATGAATCGCGCGCATATAAGCGAATCATTGAATTATTCAACGGGCGCGCCATTGGTTCGGACATTAAAGGCGTGGCCGGTACGCGGTGGGCGGCCTTGAATGCTGTCACTGAATTGGTGGATCATGAGCGCGGACGTTCGGACAACACCCGCATGGAGTCGGCATGGTTCGGCACTGGTGCAACATTAAAAAATAGGGCTTTAGAATTACTGTCCGCTTAACCAGTGGTTTAAGGGCCGGCTTTGTCCGGCCTTTCCCCTCTGTAGATCATGCAAAATTTGCATAATGTTGCGCGGTAAAGTAAACCCTATAAACTAGGCCCTTGGCCCCTTGCCCTCGTCGCCTGAAACGTGGCGCGTGGCCCTCGGGCCTTGTGCCATGGGCCGTGGCCCATGGCCCGCGGGCCGTTAGGCCCGCGGGGCATTGCTCTTTTTTCTGCTGCCGGTTTTCTTTTTTCCTGAATTTTTTCCCTTGATCTGGTGGTGGCGGGGGTGG